CGCGAGCAGGCCTGATCCCCTTCACGTAGCGAGGAGAGAACACCCATGGGACGCACCACCCTTGAGCCGGCGCGCGGCGAGCCCGTCGTACACGGCGAGATCGGCACCGCCGCCGCGATCGACCGCATCGTCGATCTGACGCGCGCGGCGGAGCCGGCGAAGATCGTTCACATCACGACGGAGGGCCTCGGCGCGCATCTGCCGGCGAGCGTCCCGGCGCTGATGAAGCTCGGCGAGCGGCCGGAGGTCACGAGCCTTCGCACCGTCATCGAGGATTACCGCCGCGAGCCCGAGCGGCGCACCGGCAGCGCGCATGTGACGACGCTCCGGGCCTTCACGGATCTCGTCAGCCGCCACAAGGACGAGCATTCGGCGATCTTCGCGAAGACCACCTGGCCGAACCCTTCGCTCACCGCCGTGCTCGATTACCACGAGCGGGAGGGCGGCCGGCCGCGGCACGGCAAGCATCGGGTGCACTACGCCTTCCCGATCACCGAGGAATGGAAGGCCTGGATCGACCACAACGGCAAGCCGATGTCGCAGGTCGACTTCGCGGCCTTCCTCGAGGAGCACACGGCGGAACTCTCGGCGCCCCTCGATCAGGAGAAGTCGGATTACGAGCGCGACTTCAAGGAGCGCTGCGCGCTGCCGAACGAGCTCATCGACCTCTCGCGCCACCTCGAGGTCTTCCAGAAGGCGAGCGTCAAGCAGGGCGTTCGCTTGGCGAGCGGGGAGCGCGTCATAGAGTTCACCGACGAGCATCTTAACGCCAGGGGCGAGAAGATCGAGATCCCCGGTTTCTTCATGGTCTCGGTCCGCGCCTTCATCGACGGCGAGCCGGTGCGGATTCCCGCGCGTCTGCGCTACCGGCTCGCGGGAGGGGCGGTGCTCTGGTTCTACCAGCTCTATCGCTGGGACCACTTCCTGCGCGAGCGCGTCGCCGAGGATCTGCGCATCGCCGGCGAGGAGACCGAGCTCCCGACCTTCGAAGGCGCGCCGGAAGCCTGACATGCGTTTCACCGCCGCCCGCGCCGGCCTTGCCGCCGGCCTCGCCACCATCGCCCGGATCGTCGAGCGCCGCACGACGATCCCGATCCTCGCGCATCTCAAGCTCGAGGCCGGCGAGGGCGGCCTGATGCTTACCGGCACCGATCTCGACATGGTCGCGACCGTCACGGTGCCGGCCTCGATCGAGGAAGACGGCGTCGCGACCGCGCCGGCCGCGATGCTGCACGACATCGTGCGCAAGGCCGAGGGCGAGATCAGCTTCGCGCGCGACGAGGGGCGCCTGATCGTGAAAAGCGGCCGCTCCCGCGTCCAGCTGCTCGCGCTCGACGCCGCCGACTTTCCGGATCTCGCCGCGGGCGAGCTGCCCGTCGCCTTCACGATGCGCGGCTCGATGCTCGCCGATGCGCTCGGGCGCACGAGCTTCGCGATCTCGACCGAGGAGACCCGCTACTATCTGAACGGCGTCTTCATCCATTGCGCCACGGACGAAGACGGGCCGGTCCTGCGCCTCGTCTCGACGGACGGCCATCGCCTCTCGCGCGTCGGCCTCAGCCTTCCGCGAGGCGCGGAGGGCATGCCCGGCATCATCGTGCCGCGCAAGGCCGTGCCGGAGATCGTCCGCCTGGCGGAGGCCGCCGGCGAGGAGCTCCTCGACATCGCGCTGTCGAACGGCAAGCTCCGCGTCGCCTTTGGCGGCACGGTGCTGCTGACGAAGACGGTCGATGGCACCTTCCCGGATTACGAGCGCGTCATCCCGAAGGAGAACGACAAGCGCGCCGTGCTCGCGCGCGAGGAGGTCGTCGCGGCCGTCGAGCGCGTCCTCACGGTGTCGAGCGAGAAGGGCAGGGCGATGCGCTGCACCTTCGCGGACGGCGCGCTGACGCTGCAGGTGCACTCGCCGGACCATGGCGAGGCCACCGACGAGGTCCCGATCGACTGGACGGGTGCGCCTTTCACGATCGGCTTCAACGGCCGCTACCTCGTCGAAGTGCTCGCCGCGTTGGGCGCCGACAAGGTCGAGATCGCCATGTCCGAGCCCGGCGCCCCTGCCGTCCTGACGCAGGCCGATGGCGACAGCCCGCATCTCTGCGTCCTCATGCCGATGAGGGTGTGATCGTGAGCGGCGCCGACACCCACGCCTTTCTCGCCCGCCGCCGCGGCGAGGCCGCCGACGCCTATGCCGGGGCGTGCCGCGCCCATCGCGGCACCCAAGGCGCCGCCGGCCGCGCGCTGCGTGAGGTCACGATCGCCGTGCTGCGCCTCGAGGTGCAGCAGCGCGTCGCTGCCGAGCGCGCGAGCCACAAGGCAGCGGAGAAGGACGCGCGCCGCGCCGCCATGCCGGACCTGTTCGGCAGCCCAGCCTGAAGCAAGCCCATCAGTCAGGAGTCCCTCATGGTCGCCCCTCCGCCATTTTCGCCGCCCGCAAGGCAAACGACCGCGCCGCGCGCGCGAGCCGCATGGCGCGCACGATGCGCCGCCGCGAGGCGGATTTCGGCGCCTGCACGCGCGAGCCGCATGGCGCGCACGATGCGCCGCCGCGAGGCGGATTTCGGCGCCTGCACGCGCGAGCATCTGTTCGCGGACGGATTCACGATGGCCGAGATCATCGCCTATGCGGACGACGCGCGCGCCATCCTCTCCGGCCGCCGCCCCGCGCCGGTCAGCCCGGTAGCCAGGAAGGCGCGCAGGGAGGGCAAGCGGTTGGTCGCGAAGGCGAAAGCGGTGCGGGCCCGGCAGACCGGCGCGGAGGCGCGCGCGTGATGGCCGAGAAGCCTATGGCCGAGATCGACTATCAGGCGATCGCGAAGGATCTCGATGCGACGCTCAACGGCGAAGAGCGGCCGAGGCGCATCGGCTTCGCGCTCTTCGTCTTCGAGTTCGGCAAGACCGAGGGCGGACGCGTGAACTACGTCAGCAATGCCGATCGCGCCGAGATGCTGACGGCGGTGCGGGAATGGCTCGCACGCGCAGAGGGGCGCGTGATCGAGACGGACACCCGCCAGTGACCGTCTACGTCGATGACGTCCGCCACGCCTATGGCCGCATGGTCATGTGCCACATGTGGGCAGACAGCCTCGACGAGCTGCTCGCCATGGCAACGCGGATCGGCCTGCAGCATCGCTGGCTGCAGCGGCCGCCGAAGGCCTCCTGGACGCATTTCGACATCAGCCTCGGGCTGAAGGCGAAGGCGCTCGCCGCCGGCGCCGTCATCACGGACGAGTTCGGCCCGCTCGAGCACGAGGCCCGCGCCGACATCGCGAGCGGCGTGCCCGCCCGCATCGCCCGCGGCGAGAAGCGCCTCGCGCGCATCCGACATTCCCGCCAGCTGCGCCAGCCGCAGCGCGAGCTTGCGCTCTGACATGCAGGCGGCTGCCACCTCCCGCCAGCCGCTGCCGGCGCGCCTCGCCCCGCGAGGCATGACGCGCGCCGAGGCGGCCGCCTATTGCGGACTGTCGCCAACGTCCTTCGATGGCTGGATCGCGGCCGGCCGGATGCCGAAACCGATCCCCGGCACGAAGCGCTGGGACGCACGCGCGATCGACGCCGCCTGGGATCGGCTGTCCGGCTTGACCACCGAAGGCCAGCCGGCGGACGATGACTTCGCGGCATGGCTGCGCGAGAACGGGCATGCGTCTTAGGCTGAAGGGGATCCACAGCGTCAGCCGTCGCCTGGGCGATGGCACCACGGTCACCTATCACTACGCCTGGCGCGGCGGCCCGCGCCTCAAGGGCGAGCCCGGAACACCCGAATTCGTCGCGAGCTTCGGCGAGGCCGTGAAGGCGCGCGCGACGCCCGCCGCAGGGCGGTTCCACGCGGTCATTGCGGAGTACAAGGCGGCCGCCGAGTTCACGGGACTCGCCGCCAGGACCCGGGCCGATTACCTCAATATCATCAAGGTGATCGAGGTGAAGTTCGGCTCGATGCCGGTCTCGGCCTTCACCGAGCGCAACAAGGCGATCACCCGGGGCATCTTCAAGAAGTGGCGGGACGAGCGGGCGATCGCGTCGCGCCGCCAGGCCGATTATGGGTGGAGCGTCCTCGCGCGCATCATCTCGTTCGGCGTCGATCGAGGAAAGTTCGACACCAATCCGGCCGCCCTGGGCGGGCGCCTCTACAAAGTCGACCGCGCCGACAAGATCTGGAGCGCGGAGGACGAGGCGGCCTTCCTGGCGAAGGCGCCGGCGCACCTGCACCTCGCGATCCTGCTCGCCCTCTGGACCGGCCAGCGTCAGGGGGACCTGCTGCGGCTCAGCTGGAGCAACTATGACGGCAAGGTGATCCGGCTGCGCCAGGGCAAGACGAGGCGGCGCGTTACGATCCCGGTCGGCGAACCGCTCAGGCTCGCCCTCGACGCGGAGAAGGCGAGGAAGCGCGGCGCGCTGGCGCTCCTGACGAAGGAAGGGCAGCCCTGGACCGGCGACGGTTTCCGCTCGAGCTGGCGGAAGGCCTGCGCCAAAGCGGGGATCGAGGAGCTTACCTTCCACGACATGCGGGGCTCTTCGGTCACCCGCCTCGCCCTCGCCGGCGCCACCGTCCCCGAGATCGCGGCCCTCTCCGGCCACAGCCTCAAGGACGTCGAGTCGATCCTCGACGCGCACTACCTCGGCCGCGACATCGCTCTCGCCGAGAGCGCCGTCCGGAAGCTCGAAACGGGAACGAAAATTGTAAAATGACCTGTAAAACGGCCCCTCGGGTCTAGGGGCGAAATCGCGAATTCGCTCGCAATTTCAAGTGGCTGGGGGACCTGGATTCGAACCAAGACTAACGGAGTCAGAGTCCCCGATTACAACTCTATTTTCAGTCACCTAGCTCCAAAAAACAGGGCTGCCTGCCCCAGCGATATCAACGGGTTAGAACCAAAGTGTAAAACGGCGAGCGGCGTAAGAGATCCCTTATTCTGCGGCCGGCTCCGATGGCGCTGCAGCGCCTGAGCGTCTCTCCAAAACGTCGATGCGGTCTAAGATGAGCCGCCGATGCTGAACCCACTGAGCCAGGGTGGCATTCAGCTGCTGCAGTAGCTGTTCCGAAAGGACGATAGAGCGGCCAGCGGCGCGATCCCGTTCGATCCGCAGCTCCTGCTCTGTGATGCGAGTTTGTCCAGCAGCGATATCGGCCTCGGCTTTGACGAGGTGCGCTCGCTCTCGCTCCAGCTCGTCCTCGGGCCTCATTCAAGTCGCGGCTCCTGGTACGGCTCCCCATATCAAGCCAAAGCTCCGGTGCGTGCAAGTCGGTGGAGCGCCAGTCTGGGCGCTCCCTAGGGGACTCGCTCAATCCTTATCGTTCAAGGGCTTAGCCGATCGGTTCGCCACCGATGTTCCCGTATCGTCCCGCCGCGCCTGGCGAACCTTCCCAGCCACCTCGAGGTCCAGCTCGTCGAGCGCCATCTGAAGAAGGTAGGCAAGGGTAGGGCGGTGCGCCGCCAGCGCAGCGTCGCGCCACCGGCGGACCGAGAGGGCAGCTTCGACGGAGTCGAAGCCGGCCGGCGGCAGGGACGGCGGCCTGGTCACGCGGCCTCGCCCTCAATTCCGTCTTTCTTCGGACCCCGTGCCACGACCTTCAGCCACCCATCCGGAAGAGACCGCTGAAGCGCACTCGCCTCGCTCCACGGCGCCGAGAGCCATGTCTCGACCTCGTCGCTTGTTGTGAGGATCGCCGGCATCGCCTTTGGATGGATCGGAGCCACGTCGGCGTTCGGCGGGCAGGTCAGGAACCCGAACAGATCGATCGTCTCCTCGCCAGTCCTTGCCTTGCGCACGCTGGTCCATTGTAGCACCCAGATGCCGGCGAAGAAGGCGAGCGGGCGGCTCTCGTCGAGGGCGAACCAGGCGGGCTGGAACTTGCCGTCCGGCCCGCGCTCGTACTCCGAGAAGGATGAGAACGGCACGACACATCGGTTCGGCGGCTCGAGCCACCGCTTCCAGTGCTTTGACGAGGTGTTGCGGATGTTGGTCGTACCGCCATCCGGCTCGGCTTTGAGCAGCGCGTCGAAATCGACCGGCTTGCCCTTCTCACGCAGCTTGTCGGCCCGCTTGCTGGCGGCGTCGAGAAGCGCCTTCTGCGACGACGGCATGCCCCATCGGACCATGGCGAGCTCGCGCTGGCCGTCGCGGTTGCGGACGATCGGCGCCTCGTAGTCCGGGAAGATCCCGGGCAGCGGCGGCAGGTTCAGCCCGCGATCCTGCATGTGGCGGACGAGGCCGCGCAGCTCGTCGACCGAGCGCGTCATCGAGTAGAGATTGCACATCGGGCCGGACGATAGCCGAGCTCGTCAGCTTCGGGGAGCCCGCACCGTCTGGTCTCCGTCGAAGGCGACGTGCTTCAGCCTCTCTGCTGGCCGGCTGTCCGTGAACGTGTAGCCGCCGAGGCTGAAGCGAATCCCATCCCGTGAGCGGCACTGCCGGCACCGCATCTTCCGCGCCAACGCGGCGAGCGGCTGTTGCCCGTCTGCTATCGTGAGGTCCGAGAACTTGACTGAGCCACGCCGCTTGCAAGAGCAGGTGGCGGAAAGCCAGGTCCAGCCCTGCTCGATTGCCTCGAGCGGTGTTTGCGGAGGATCGTCACGCATCGCCGCCCGCTGCGCGCAAGCCCCGGCCGCGCACGTAGCCCCGGGAGACGGATCGCTCCCGGTCGGCCGCTAACACGTCGAGATCATGAAGAAGCGCGCGGATGACCGCCCGGGCGTCCCCCAGCTCCTCGATCAGCGCGTCGATCTCGCCTTCGAGGTCTGGATCTGAATCGGGCTCACGCGGCACGGCGGGCCATCGCCTTGCGAACCGCCTCGGTCAGACGGCGCGCGTAATCCTCGCTTCCCTCGCCGCCGCCAATCTCTAGATGGATGTTCTTCAGGATGGACACGCGCGTCTCGACGTAGGCCTCGCGCCGCTCCGGCGCCAGCACGACGGCGTCGGCCGCTATCCTCTCCGCCTGCAGCCGCGCCGAATCGTCGTCGAGCACGGCAAAGCCGCGGTCGCTCAGGTCCATCTTTCGCTCCGGTCTCGATGAGAACGAAAGAAGAACAAACGGGAGGGCGAGTCAATCTGTCGCCGCTCCCCTTGAGGTTTTTCGCCGCTATCCGTATATTACGGGTGCCCGCACATAACGACGGGAATCGGAGGACTACGGATATGACGAAATGGCGAGATGTCGCAGAGAGTGCCACGGCGCTTTGGCGCCAACGGTAGCGGTTCGCACTGCGACGCTTCTGAATGGCATTCAGGCGGCGCAGGTCAAAGCAACCCACCCGGGAAGGTGACCCTGATGGCAAATCTCTTGAAATTCTACACGGGGGAGAATTCTACAGCGCTTGCGCAGTCGGGCAAGGAGCTCGCTATACTGAGCGCGGTAGGGGCGGCTGGTCCAGGAGGGATCAGCGCGAACGAAGTTCTAACTGCGATCGAGAGGGAAACCGGTCGAGCGCCGCGGTTGGCGACTTTGTATGAGTCCGTGACCTCGCTCGAGCGACGAGGTCTCCTAGCTCAGGCCGCAACGAGCCGAGCAAATGCAGGGGGGCGGCCAAGGCGCTTGTTCGTGCTGACGAACAGGGGGCGCACAGCGCTTAACCTCGGAGAGGTATTGGCAGGAAGTCCTGTCGATAGTCTGGCGACGGCGTAGGGAGCGCGCAGCCAGATTTTGTTGAGCTCCCCGGAGACTTGCGATGCAAGTTGATGATCCACCTGATTTGCACGCGGTTCTCCGCGTGCTGATCAAATGGGCCTCTGAAACGCCTGCAGCGGCGCTTGATCTCGAACGCCTTTACGAGGACCGCGTGGCGGTCCTCCAAAAGCGTGGGACCAAGCCCGCGAGCAGGTGGTTTTTTATCGAGGGGGCGTATCTCGCGCTCGTCGGATGCCGCCGACGTTGGCACTTGATCGCTAGCATCACGAGAATGCTCGGCTGGAACTGAGCATCTCAATCGGGTAAACCGAAAACTGGCTTAACTTCGGGCTGCCATTTGGTGGCCCGTTTTTTTGCATAACGAACAAACGCAATCGGTTTGTCAACACGCTTGCTGAAATATGGTTCATTTCTGATTTCGCAATCGGTGCGATGTCGCACATTTGTCGCGGCCGTAAGATGGCTCAGAAAAAGCCCCGCCGCCTTCCGCCAGCGGGGCAGTTCAGGGGCTCGAACAGCAAAAGGTCTCTGCAGGAGCGGGTTACGCTGGCTGGGCGATCGGCCCAAGGGGCGATTCAAAGAGGGCGGTCCGGCGGGCCCGGGGCGCTATCCAGCCCGTACAGCGGCTCGGGCGCCGGCGGCCCGCGGATCTCGAAGCGGACGATCCGCATCTCGCCCTTGATCGGCCAGATGTGGTGGAGCGGGTTGCATATCCAGATGGTCCGCACCCGATATTCCGCGGGCCCTTGTGCGGCTGATCGGGGGATCAGAAGCGGCAGGTTGTAAGCCTCCTCGCCCACGACGCCCTGCGAATACGGCGTGCTGGAGGGGTCGAGCCCGAAGTGCGTCTCGCTGGCATCGCGGATCAGTCGCGTCGTCTCGGACCCGCATTCGCGGAAGCGCCTGAGATGGTAGCGGACCCGGAGCTGCCCGCCCGGGTTGACGGACGGCGTCAGCACCTCGGTCTTCGTGATCACGACCGGCGGCTCGCGGTCGGACACCAGATAGCCGAGCCATCCGCCGATCCCGGTCACGAAGCCGTAGCCTAGCACGGCAAGGATGCGCGTCGCGGTCACCGCCATGAGAAGAGCCCTCTGATGAAGTTGAAGACGGTCGGCGCGCCGGTCGCGAGCGAAACCACGACGCCGAAACCGGCGAACAGCCAGAGCCATGTGCGCCGGATGATCCGCCAGAAGGCGCGCCGTTCGCGCCGCGTTTCGAGATCGGCCTTGAGGTCCTTGATCCCGTCCTTGCCGAACGCGATCAGATCGCGCAGCGCCTGAAGCTCATCGGGCCGCAAACCGAGCAGCCACGCGACGACGCTATCCTCGAGCCGGACGAGCTTCTCGAGGATGTCGATGTTCTCCTCGTCGAGGTGCTCGATAAAGCGCCGGATGTGGACCGGAAGATGCCCGTAGCGATCGAGCGGGTTCATCATCGGGCCGTGTGGAGGAGCCGGCTGCCAGAGATCGTCTGCCACTTCGCATCGGTTCCCTCTTGATCGATCAGCGTTGCCGCGACCTACTCGCCCGCGAAGGTCTGGCGCACGGCTTCGTACCGGCGCGCGGTGTCGTCGAGCCCTTTGTTCGCCACGCCGAGCGCGCCGCGCATCCGGACAGCGACGACGCGCGCATCGTCACCCGCGCGGACCTTGGGAACGGCGACCGGTCGCGCCACGACCTGGTCGGTCGGGGGCAGCGCGCGCGTCACCGGCACCGCGGCCGGGACGCTAGCGCAGGCGGCGCAGATCGCGGTCAATGATGCGGCAACCGTCAGCCTCAGGACGCTTCGCAAGTTCGGCTTCATAATCCCGGTTCTCCTCTTCCAGCTTCGCGGCGCGCGCGGCGTCCTCGCGCGCGGATCGGATCGCGTCGTCCGCGACGCGCTGGGCGGCCTCACGATCGACCTTGGCGGCCGCGAGCTCGGCGCGCAGCGCGGCCTCCTGGCAGGCGGCCATGGCCCCTGAGTGGCCCTTGTGGTGGCCATAGAGGTAGACGCCGCCGATGCCGATCGCGCCCGCGAGCAGCATGCCGATTGGCGAGCGCAGAAGCGCCAGTGCCGTGGTGAATCCGGCGATCATGCTCGATCACCGACGCGGAAGGCCTGGACGCCCGCCTGGGTCGCCTTGCGCGACTGCCAGTACATGCCGGCGATGATCGCAAGCAGGCCGCAAAACCAGACCCAGACTGGCACATCGGAGACGACGTCTCGGATCGGCTGCAGGAATTCGATGGCCTCCGCGAGGTAGTCCTTGAGCGCGGCATAGATGCCGCCGAAGAACGCGGCGATCCCGCCGAAGAAGCCGATCTCCTCGGCCTTCCTGGCACTGCCGACCTCCGGCACCTTCTCGGCGATGTCCTTCGTCGATGCGTTCTCGCGCTCCGGCGCCACCTCGAGCCCCCTCGCCTCCGGCGACAGGAGCAGGTCATAGGTCTCCTGTGTGATCGCGCCGTCCGCTGGCGAGAGATCGTTTCGCCGCTGGAACGCCGTGACGCCCGATCGAGTGTAGGTGCCGTCCCGGCCATCAGCCCGGCGGACCATCTTGTAGCCCTTGTCCAGCAACGCGGCCTGGATCTCCTTCATCAACTCGCGATAGGCGGGGCTGCCCGGCGCCAGCGCCGTCAGTACCGGCATGTCCGGCCTGCGGTCAGCAGCCTCCGGCCCGCGGCTCGCCGTCGGTTCGCCACCGCCCATGAATTTCTCGATCCATCCCCGGCCACCGGCGGACGCCATCTTGCGTTCTGCCCACGCGCGGACTTCGCCGGCGGTCTTGCCCCTCAGAATCGTCGGGTTCGCCTTGACCGCGGCCGCGCCAACGAGCCCGGCGACCGCCGCGCCCGGCGAGGCGCGAAACACCTTCTTGGCCGCTCCGAGACCGAGAAAGTGCGCGAGATAGAGATCGCCATCGCTCCAGCCGTTGCCGAGGCCGCTGGCGTTGTCCTCGGTGAACCGCGCCAGCATCTCGATCGCGATCCTCGGATCGGTCCGCAGCGCCAGCACCTCGGCACGCGACCGGCCCCGCATCAGGTCGGGCCGATGTTTCTTCACCGTCGCGAGCCAGGTGGCGCTGATGAACTGACCGAGCCCGGTAGCCGACGATGTCTTCGCCTTTGAGGTCGGCCTCCCAGCGCTCTCTATCTGGATGATGCGCGACAGGGCCTCGTCGCTGATGATCTTGCTGACGCTGTGCATGTCGTTTGCCCATGAAAAAGCCGCCCGAAGGCGGCGGGTCGAGGCGGCAGCCCACTATTTCGGCGGTAAGCCGATCGAGAGCGTGATCTTGCGCGGGTTTGGCGGGTTAGGAGTTACGACCGGAGCCTTGAATTGGTCCACTCGGCAATGGTCGGGGCTGCCGTCGCGCGCTCGGGGGGATACGCGGCGGCAGCCTTCAGTAGACCGGCCGACCGACACGCCGCCCCTTGTTGAGTAGAACTTGAGGCGGCTGTTGCCCCCGGGGCAGTTTGGCGACGGCCGGGGCTGTCGTCGTCCACCCCTGCCGGCGGCAGCCCACTCTTCTCCGTTCGCGGACATGCGCTAGGTGATGCTCGACCGTCGTGGCCTTGCCTCCGGCTCCGACGGTCAGGGCTGCCCCGGCGGGGAGCTTCGTCGGGGCAGCCCGCACCTCTCTCCTCCATGAAAAAGCCCGCACGAGGCGGGCGGTCGGCGGGGATCTGGTGAGGCGGCCGCGCCTCAGAGCGTCGCGGCGAAGGTCCAGAGTTCGTCGAGCCGCGCCTGGATCTCGTCGGGCTCCCATTCGAGCGCAGGGGCAAGGGCGCCCGCGAGAAGGAGCGTCGTCGGGTGATTGCGCTCGAAGGTGGTCGCGCCAGACGCGAACATCTTCGCGTCGAATCGATCTTCCTCGTCCGGGATCGTATCGATCGCCGCCTGAAGCATCGGCGGGAGAGTGCCGCTTGCTGTCCACGCCAGCGCCTCATCCTTCGCGATTACGCCCTGCTTTGCGAGGGCCTGCGCGAACTGGCGATCCGTGACGGAACCGGGTGCGGTCGGAGCCGGCGGTGGTGGCGGGATGGCCGCGATCCGCTCTGCCTCGCGCTGCGCCGCTGTCTTGAGCGTACCGGCCAGAAGCGCGTGCTGCACGATCGCGCTACCGTCGCTTTCCGGGACGCCTGCCGCGGCCGCCGCAGCGACCATCTGAGGCCATCCCGCATCCTGCCGGATTTCGGCGAGGGCGGCGGCGACGCGCGCACGAACCGCATTCTCGTGCCAGTCGACGGGATCGAGCAGCACCACGGTGAGCGCCGCAAATTCGCCGGCGCTGATTTCGCTCGTCAGTTCCATGTCATCAGCCCATGTAGGTAATGAGAAGCGAGGTCTCGTAGCCGGCCGCATAGGTGACGGACGAGCCGCCGTTGGTGCCGATATCGATGTAGTCGCCGGCCGAAAGAATGTTGACGATCAACGACAGGGTAACGACCTGGTTGAGCACGGCCTGCCGCTGCCAATAGGTCACGCCGTTCCGGCGCACCGCGATATAGGGCGTGCCTGTTGCGCCGGTCAGCATGAACGAGACGTCGACCCGATAGGAGCCCGCAACCGGCGCCGTGAAGCGACCGCTGCCCGTGCTGTAGCTCCCCATCGGGTCGGTGATGATGCTGTCGAAGATGATCGTCGAGCCGCTTCCATATACAGGCGAGCTGCTATTCCGGCTCGAGAAGACCCGGGGATTGCCGGGGAAGCGAACCGCCTGCCCAACGGATTCCAGAGCAGGACCGATCCCGGTGCGTCGAAGCTGAAAGTCCTGGTTGAAATAGATTGCGATCGGGCCGCTCGCCTTGTCCCAAGTCGTGTCGTCCTTGAGATTGAGCGGACCCGTCATGGTGCCGCCGGATTTGGCGAGATAGTTGGCCGCCGCCTCTGTCGCCATCGTTCCGAGAGCGAGTGTGCTGCGGATAGCCGCGGCGTTGGCGTCGTCGATCAACGTCTTCGCAAACGCCGAGAAGCCGAGCGTCGTCAGCATATCGGTCGCGCTGGCATCGTCGAGAAGCGCGCGCCCGGCGGACGAGAGATCCGCGAGGGCCAGCGCGCCCGGGCCCGTGAAGTATGGCAGCTTGTTTGCTGCGCCGGTCAGCCCCGAAAGCGCGGTAAGATTCGTGTGCAGGGCCTGATAGAGGCTATCGAGTTCGATCTGAGACCAGCGCAGGCGATACCAGTCGTTCCAGCCGACGCCTGCGAAGCGATCGCGTCGCCACATTTTCGTGTCCGACGAGACGCCTCCGGCACGGAAACCGATCTGCGTGAGCGTATGCTCAGTCGGCGCAAGGGTGAGAGCAGTGACGCCGCCGCCGCCGGGCGGCGCATTCAGCTTGTCGACCCCGTATGACCAGCCGCTCGCCGTGACCTCGTCCCAGCTCGCGAACGCTCCGTCGGGCATGTGGGCGGGGACGCGTCCGACAAGCGATGCGAGCGCCGAAGGCGCGTTGATCGGGATCGCGATGTCGTCGCTCGGAGTGACCCCATCCGGATAGCGCCGCGCGACGAGGTGCAGGATGCCGCCGATCGTCGCGAGCTCGAGCGCGAATTGCAGGACGCCGTTCGTCCGGAACTCGTGCCTCGCCATGTCGCTCGCCGACGCCCGATCGAGCGAGACGACGCGCGAGCCGCCCGTGAGCGTGGTGCGGTCGCCGGTCACGCGATCGATCGCGTTCACGGCCGCCGCGAGCTTCATCACCAGATCCGAGGTCGCATTTTCCGGCGCATAGACGAACGGGACGCCGGGAGACGCGTTTGCCGCGGCGATCGGCGCCTGCAGCTTCAGATCCGCCGTGTTGGTTCCGGTCGGGGTGACGGTCTTGATGATGTGGACAGGCCCGAGGCCCTGCGCCGCAGCTCCCAGGAGGATGCCACCGCCGGCAGCGAAGACCGCCGGAACGACGTTCGAGATCTGCAGGATGTCGCTGTTGGCGGCGTTTGTGGCGCGCCAGTCGGGATTGATCTTCATCCGCGGATCCTCAGAACGACAGGCCGCGCTCGGCGAGCGCCGCGCGCAGGAACGTCAGCGCCTCGGCCGGCGGCAGTTTCGCGGCCTCGCGGATCCGCAGCAGCAGGCGCACGCGCGCGAGCTCGTCGGCCTCGTCGTTGCGCGCCTTCGCGTCGATCGTCTCGGCGAGAATGCGCGGGTCGATCTCGCGCAGGTTCGCCTCGTCGATGATCGACTCCTGCCGCTCGCCGGCGAGATGCTTGCGCGCCGCGTCGACCTTCGCGAGGTAACGGCCGCGCTGAAGTTGGATCGGCTCGAAGGATCCAGCGACCACCCGCTCCGCTGCGATGACGAGGTCAGCGCTGCTCGGGCCGACGACGAGTTGCGCCATGTCCTACTCCTCGACGCGGATGGATAGGTTTTCGGGGAGATGCGGCCAAGCCTCGCAGCCGACCGTGTATTCGCCGGGCTGCGTGAAGGTGATGACGATAGGCTCGCCGTCCGCCTCGAGCGATGCGTTATGCGGGCCGGAGACATAGACCGTCGTTCCGGCAGGTATGCCGCTGATCGTCACGGAATCGCCCGGCCTCACGGACTGCGAAGAGGCCTCGATGGCGAGCCGCGGCCGGATCTTCGGTTCGCCGTTGGGGAAATACCAGTGCTCGCCGAGCGGCGGCACGTCGATCGCGCTCCGGCCATCCCGCGCAGCACCGGCCCGGATATTCGCAAGCGCCTCGGCCGGCGCGGGATAACCCTCGGCCATGTGGCCGACGAAGCGGCCGGCCCCGTCCACGAGCACGATCATGCGGGCACCCATCCTTCCCAGCGGATTTTCAGAGACACGGCGGTGTAGAGATCGAAATAGATGTTCGTGTAGTCCCAGCGCACCACCCAGCCGCCGTACCGATGATCGTCCGAGTCGATCTCCTGGTCGAAATAGAACGGCGTCAGCCAGCGGTCGGTGCCGTGGACGTAGGTGTTGTCCCAATGGAACGGAATCGACCGCCGGAGACCTGACACCAGTCCGGTCTGATAGATGCGCCACTGGCCGACGAACTCGCCCGTGGCCGTTCGTCCGAGAGACTGCGCGATCGCACGAATGACGAGGTCGCCCTGCGTGATGTAATGCGGGATGGTGGTGGTCTTAGCGTTCGGCGTTGGCGACCCATAGTGATCCGAGGGGTCTGAAGCGGCAGTGATCTCGCCGCCGCCAGCGCGGCGCAGCGGGATGTCGGCTGCATCGAAGATGAGGCCCTCAGGGCCGGCGGTCAGCGCGTCATAGCCAGCGCGCGACACGCGCCCGATAAATGCTCCGCCGGAATTCCCGATGAAGACGCGCCGGGCCATCAGTAATAGCCCTTCGTCGTGGCGACGAGATACGACACGTAGAAGTTTCCACTCGACCCGCCCCGCGGCTGATAGAACGCGACGAAGCGATCGAGCTTGACGTCGACGCGCACGCGCAGGGCGGGCGGATCGATGAACCTCTGCGCGACATAGACGAAGGGGCGCTGCGCCAGGGTGCGCGGATACCAGACCGTGGTGCCCGTCGCGCCGCTCCCGTCGAGCTCGACTTCCCCCGCCGCGACAACCTGGCCCTGCGGATCGCCCATCGAGAACCAGAGGTCGGCATCGGCACCCGCCGCGTCATAACCGGGCTTCGCGACGAAGATCCCTATCTGCCCGTCCGGCCGGCGGCCGAGAATGACGCTTCGCGGCATCTCTCACTCGCCCAGGATCAAGAAAGGGAACTTGTCCCCGCTCGGAAGGCCGTAGGGGAAAGCGGTGGTCGGCATGACGTGGAAGCTGTCGTTCTGGACGATGCCGACATAGGGCGTCCCGACGAAGTTCCGGAGGCCGGCCGTCATCTGCTCGATGTAGTCCCCGATGATGAGACCGCGCGGCTCGTTGCCCTTTGAGCTGTATTCGGTGCGGTCGATCGCAAAGAAGACGCACGGCACCTGCGCGAAGGTGACGCTGAAGTAGGCGCTGGCGATAGACGGATAGGCGCCCGGGGCGCTTGCGATCATCCCGGATTGGCGCACGCGCGTCGTTGGTCGGCTCTCCGCGAAACTGATCTTCGTGCGGTCGTTCATGTCGGCGAACGCATCGTAACCCGCACGGGCGATGCGGAAGGTGCCCAGCCCGATGTAGATGCGGCGCGTCATCAGTCCCAAAACTCCAGGGCGCCGTTGGTCATATCCATGTAGACGCGGCGGGCCCCGCCCGGCGTCGTCGCCAGCGACTGGATGGTGCCGCCGAAGATGGCGTTCCCGGCGACCGCGAGCGAGCCGCCGAGCTTCAGATAGCCGCTGTCGGCCTGAAAGAGCGGGACGGGCGCGCCGCCACTGACGCCGGCGGTCTGTGCGTAGATCGCGTCGCCTTCGATCAGGGTGATGACGCGGCCATCCGAGCTGCGGTACGCCTGACCGAGCGAGCCTCGGACGTTCGGGCCGGTGAGGCGGAAGAACCACGCGGACGAGTAACCGGATGGCGCCGCATAGGCCTGGATCACGAGTTGACCGCCGGCCGTGACGTTGTTGTAGGTCGCTGTCGCCTGCGTCTGGGCGACGGCGAGCGCTTCGGCATCGGTCGCATAGCCGGCGAGCGTCGAATTGAGCACTGCGCCGGTGACAAGCTCGCCGCTCGTCTTCTGCGCAGCAATGCGCGTGTCGGCGATCGCCTCGGCACCGGAGGGTGTGACATAGCCGCTCAGAACCGACGAGAGCTGCGCGCCGGTGACGATCGCGCCGCTCGTCTTCTGAAGCTCGATCCGCCCATCAATGAGGCCTGCCGCCTCGGCGTCGCTGACATAGGCCCCGAGGGTGCTGGCGAGCACCGCCGAGGTGACCAGCGTGCCGCTGGCCTTCTGAAGCTCGATTCGATCGTCGATCAGTGCGGTCGCGGCAAAAGGCGTGAGATAGCCGGCCAGCGTGGACGAAAGCAGGGCGCCGGTGACGAGCTCGCCGGTCCCCTTCTGCAGCGCGATACGCGTGTCGGAGATCCCCGCGGCCGTGTCGGCATCGATCTTGACCAGGTCGAGTTGGGTGAGCGCCGCGGTCGTGTCGTCCCGGAAGACGAGCAGCTCCATCCTGTGCTCCGCGATGAGCGCGCCGTTCGAGTCGATCCGGGTCGTGAGCGCCTGATTGGCTCTCAGCCCCTCGACAACGCCGGTCTCCTTCGTGCGAAGCGCGTAGGCGAGCAGATCGGCCATCGTCTGCTCGGCCGCTGTCGCCATCCCGTTGAGGCGCTCGCGAATGCTGTCGGCATTCTTGCGGATGTCGTCGATGTACTTTTGCGTGTCCGGGATCAGGGCGTAAAAGTCGACCGTGCCGGGAGCGAGAAGCTCGCCGTCGAGCACGGGCGGCACCGTCCCGATCGGGTCGCTGTAGGTCCACAGGCCCGGCACGCCATCGGACGCGACGCCGCGCGCGCGGATGCGGAGATCCCCGTCGAAGTTCTGCGCGACCGGGAACGCGCCAGCCGTGTCGCCGGCCGAGCCCGTTGGCACCGGCGCCCAGAGGTGATCGTCCTCCGACCATTCGACCTGATAGGCGACCGCGCCACGCGCCGTGTTGATCGCCCAGGTGCAGCGGATGCCGGTCTCGAAGGTCCGTACCTCGCCGCGCACGCCCGTGATGACGGGCGTTGCGGGATCATTGAGCGTCGGCGGATAGGATGGCGGCGGGGCGGTCGGCTCGCCCAGCACCGTCCAGACCTGCGGATGGTCGAAGACCGCCTCGAGCGCGACCTTGCCGCCATTCGCGGGCTTGATGTTGCGGATCAGGTAGTTCGGCTGCAGCTCATCGACCGAGCCGATCCGCGCCGCTGTCTCGTCCTGGGCGATGGTCGCGAGCGCGTTGCCGAGCGTGACGCCGTGTTCCGCCTCGATCGCGGCCAGCGAGGTAGCGTCGAGGACGAGGCGGCGGTTGTCCGAACCCTGCCCCGCGACCACGACCGGGCCCCATTCCAGCCCGTAGCGGTCGCGCAGGACGAGCCGCTGGCCGGACGCAAAGAGGACGGGCCGGTCGAACTCGAGCGTCGTCGCATTGACGCGCTGGACCACCTTGGCGGCGATCGCGCCATCCTGAAACCACACGTCGATCGCGGTTCGGTCGCCGCGCTTGAAGACGTGGCCGGCATAGCTCGTCGTGAACGGGATCACCTCGCGGCGATAAGCACCGACCGCGGCCTGCCACTTCGCGAGGTGCATCGCGTGGGCGTAGCTCGCGACGCCCGGGATGCGCTTGCGCACCGGCGTCAGCGACTGCAGCCCGATCACATAGGAGACCTGCCCGGGCTTCGCCGGGTCACCGTCCTCGTCGTATTCGACGATCTGGTGATGCGCGCCGCTTTCCTCGTCGAGGTCGATCGTGATCGAGGTCGTGCCCTTGACGATCTGCGAGCGCGTGATGAGGTGCCGGCGCCCGGATTGCTGCTCGTCTCGAACCATCGACCAGCCGCGCCCGAGCTGCACCGGCTCCGCGCGCATCGGAAAAAGCACGGTCGCCGCGGCCTGCCACACCGAGACCGGGCCGCGGATCACATCGTCGAACGTGTCGTACTCGGTGAGCGTGTCGGCATAGTGCTTCAGCGTCGCGGCGTCGAGCCGATCATTCGCGACCGCCCCGCCGTAGTCCGTGTTCCGCATCACGTCCGCATAGGACCAGACAGCCTTGCGGGTTTCCTGCGGCGCCGTCCACGAGCTGCCGTCGAAGACCGGCAGCTTCCGCGCGGTGAGCACCTCGACCTCACCGAACGGGATGCTCTGAAACGACTTCGAGCCGCGGACCTGCATCGCCATCTCGAAGACGCCGGGGCGGACCCGATCGTCGTTGCGGATGCCGTTCAGGCCCTCCCAATACGACTTATTGTGCCAGTCATCGTCGGTGTGGGCCTCGTCCTGCAGGCGGACCTCGTAGCGCCCGCGCGGGACCGGGATGCGGCGCGTCTCCTTGATCTCTTCCTTGACCTTGACGCTGACGCGATGGTCCTTCAGCAGCACGAACTCGGGCCCTGTCGGCACGCCGGCATCGTTGATCGGCCGCGCCATCCAGGTGAGTTTGCTGTCGGCCTTGTATTCCTTGCCCTCGCTCGTGCGGTAGATGCTCTGCCAGCGGTAGGTGAGCCAGATCTGGTCGACGACCTGTCCGGGGCCGCAGGCGGCGGCCCAGACCGTCCATGCCGGGCTCTCGCTCGCGAAGGGCGTCTCGGCCCCGGTGACCTGCGAGGACGTGTAGACATCGCTCGGCATGATGGTGCCGGCGGTGCCGTACATGAACTCGATGCGCGCGAGGCTCGCGGCCTCCGTGCCGGATGGGTCGAAGCCCTGAACGGCATTCCGCCCGGAGCCCGATTTGGAGTTCCCGTTGAAGGGCGGGACGAGGCCGTCCTCAACGGTCCAGAACATGCGACGCCCGATCCGGACGGCGTAGACCGCACAATCGCCGAGCGAGATCGTGAGACGCTTCTGCGTCACCATCTCGCCGCCGTCGTAGAAGCTCAGGACCGGCTGCGAGAGGTCCGGCTTGACCCACTTCTTTCCGTAGAGGACCGGCATGCGCTCGCCCTGGCGGGGCAGGTTGCCGCCGTCCTGCACGCCGTAGGACTCGCGCCGTTTGTTCGCCTTCGATCCGGCGAGCGCCGACATCAGGAGGGCGCTGCCGACCGTCATGCCGATCGTGAGGGCGGCCTTGATCGCAGTGTAGCTGCCGCCGAGCGAAGCGGCCGAGAAGGCCCCGGCGACCGCGCCGGCGGCGTAGGGGATCGCGATTGCGAGCGCGATCGCGGCGACCGTCATCCCGATCTGCTTGCCGGTCGAGGCGTTCGAGCCGCCGTCCGGCAGGTACATGATGACGACGGTGTCGTCCTTGCCCACGAGCCGGTGCCGGCGCTCGGCCTTCAACACGACCGTCCCGTCGCTCATCGCGATCGGCGTACGCGCCCGATACAGGAACGACATGTGCGGCCGCGAGCGGTCCGCATAGCGGCCGACGACCTGCGAGACGCGCCGATACCGGCGCGGGAGAGCCTCCTCCCGGAGCGTCTGCTCGCGGCAGTTCTGAAACAGCAGTCGGGCCATGGATCAGATCAGCGGGACGAAGAAGAGCGCGCGCCAGCGCCGGACGGTGAGGAGATCGAAAAGGGTGTCGCAGGCGACACCCTGCGGCTTGTCGACGTGCAGGACCGAGCCTCCGCGGAGCGCGAGGAAGACGCCGGCGTGGACGTCGCGGTGCGTCGCGCCGCCCGGTCGCGCCATTTTGACGATCGCGCCGTGCTCGGGCTTCTCGACCCGGCGCCAGCGGGCGTTCTCGGGATGCGTCTCGAACGCCTCGATCTTCGCGCGCCGGTCGAGCGCAAGCTCCGCGGCCACGATCGGAAGCTCACGGCCGAAGAGATCACGCTGCGCCTGCCGCACGAGCTCCCAGCAATGGAGATCGTCATGCGCCCACGGCTCACCGATGCGGCGCGCGATATAGGCTTCGATGTCGATCAGTTGGGCCTCCACAGACCGGGATAGTTCTCGAGGTCGTAGGTCCGCCGCGGGAAAGCCTGCGTCGCGACCTCCTCGAAGGCGAGATCGCCGGACGCACTGGTCGGCGAGAGCGTGACCGACTTCATCTTGAGATCCGTGATCACGTCGATTGGCTCGGACGGATCGGCCGCCCGAAAGCAGCGATAGGCGACGGTGACCTCCATGCCGGACCCGATCGCCTCACGCAGGATCGGATAGACCTTGCCCGAGATGCTCTCGACCGTGAGCTTCGCGGGCGTCGGGCCGGTGTCCGAGGAGCCTGGCGGCACGAAGTCGAACGGCGCGAGCCGGTTGCGCGAGGTGCTGTCCGGGTCGCCCGTGAAGGTGACCTCCGTCCCATCCTCGAAGGTGACCGTCACGTCGTCATGCGAGCCCATCAGGAACTGCGCCGGCCCGTCGAAGGCGAGGCAGTCGACCGAGACCACATGAAAGCGCGGTTCGTCCTTCCGGGGCGTGGCGTAAGCCTCGATCCCGGCCTGCGTCAGGCGCGTGACCATGGATCAGAGCCGCGCCCGCAGTTGAAGGGTCACCCGCATGTACGGGCCGACGTTCTGTGCCGCGTAGCTCTTGTCGACGATCGAGACCGTTCGCACCGGCATCTCGGGGTTCATCGGCGTCCAGACCGGCATCTGAAAGAACTGCTTTGCCCGCATGCAGTCGACGTAGAGGAAGGTGTCGAGGGTCGCGGTCTGCACGAGGGTGAGATGCCGCCCCCATCCGATCGTCGCCAACCGCGCCGTCGAGCGGTCGAGGGCCTCGAAGGAGTCGTCCTCGAACTCGGTGATGAGCGCCGGCTGCCAGGGCACGAACGAATAGAATTCGCGTTCGGGAGTCGCCGGGACCGACGTGGGCCATACGGGGTAAGGCACCAGATCAGCCCCTCAGATGCGGCGAGCCGCCGGATGCCTGTGCGAGGCTGCCCTGGCCGCGCATGTACCGACCCGCGATGTGCTGCTCGAGCTGATCCACCACGACGTCGATCGAGAAGCTGCCATCCGGCTGCCGCACCGGCTGGCCGGCCCCGACCTTCACGCCGGCATTGTCGACGACCTTGATCGAGACGCTCGGGCCGCCGATCGCGAAAGGAGCCGGAGCGGGGCCGACGGGCCCGCCGGCGGCATAGCCTTTGAGGCCCTTCCGCATCGCTTCGAGCGTCCCGACGCCGATCATGCGCGTCGAGGCCGCGTCGAAGACGTACTCGCCCCTATGGACCACGCCGGCGGGTTCGTAGACGCCGCCATGGCCCGTGAAGCCGCCTCCCGCGAAGCCGCCGCCCATCAGCTTGGCGAGGCTTGCGAAGAGCCCGCCGCCACCGCCGCTGTTACTCGCGCCAGAGAACAGATCCTTGAACGCCTGGTCGATCATCATGTCGAGAAGGCGGTCGGCGACGCGGTCCAGTGCGTTCGCGAATGCCTCGGCCTCATCGACGCCGCGCCGCAGGTCCGACACGAAGCCCTTCACGGCATCGGCACCCATGTTGCGCAGGGCATCGACACGCCGGAGCATCTCCAGCCGCTCCGCCGCGGCAGCAGCCTGGTCGCCGAGCCGCGCGATCTCCTCACGCTGCGCGGCCGTCGCATCCTTGCCGGTCCGGTTGATCGCCGCGACAAGCTCCATTTCGACCCGGTAACGGGCGGCCTCACCGGCTGTCATGCCGAAGGTGGCGGCCTGCTGCTCAAGGCGGCGGTTCTGATCCTCGATCCGCTTCGCGGCGCGCTCGTAGGCCTGCGGGTCGTCGTCGCGAGGGGCCCGGCGACCGCCGCGCTTCGATTCCGCGTTCTCGATCGTGCGGCGCCGGATCTCTTCGTTCTGCTCGCGCATGCGCCGAAGCTGCGCGGCCGTCGCGCCGCCGCTGCGCTCGAGCTCCGCGATCCGCTTCTCGCCGGCGGCGAACGCGTCGGCCGCCTCGCGCTGCGCCCGCTCCGCCGGCTTCAATCCTTCAAGCGTGAGCTTCTTGAGGCGCTCATCGTACTTGTCGACTTCCTGGGCGGCCGAGCGCATCGCCTTCTCGGTCGAGACGATGCCGTCCGAGTTGAGCTTGATCTCGGGCAGCGGCGGGAGCTGGCGATCGACCACTCCGCGCGTCAGGCTGTCGTACTGCTCGCGGTAGCTGCGGAGCTCCTCACGCATCTCCTTCGCACGCGCGAAGTTGCGGATACTCTCCTCGTAGGCGATCCCCTGTCCGCTCGACGCCGGCAGTTCGAGGTCGGCGATCTTCCCGCCGAGGTTCGCGATCTTGTTGCGGTTCACCTGATCGGTGAAGGACCCGACCGACGCGGCCATCCGCAGGATAGCCGCCGTTACACCCTCGAACATTGCGACGGCATTGCGACTGATCCCGACGACATCGTCGATCCGGGCGCCAAGGAGGAGCATCGCCTGCCCGCTCTCGGCGGCCGCCTCGGCCATCGTCTTGTTCGTGCGGCCGAACTCCGCCTCAATCTCCTTTGAGCCATTGGCGATGGCTTGGAAGACGCGGTCGGCGGTCAGCTTGCCCGCTTCCGCGAGCTTCCGGATCTCGCCGGTGCCGACCTGAAATTCCTTGGCGACCAGGCGCGCGATCGCCGGCGCGCCCTCCATCACGCTATTTAACTCGTCGCCGCGCAGCGTGCCCGACTGGAACGCCTGGCCGAGCTGGAGAATAGCGCCGGCCGCCTGGCTCGCCGCTGTGCCGTTGACCGCGAAACCCTTGGTGATCGTCTCGGTCACCTTGAGGACCGCGCTCTGCGACACGCCGAGATCCTTCGTTGCCCGGTCGATGCTCGAGTAGAGATCCACCACGGGCTGCATTGACGAGCGCGAGCGGGTCGCGACGGCGAAGAGATCGTCGAGGCGCTCGCGAACCGTGTTGGTCGACTCGCCCGCCGCGAGAAGGCGGTTGCTGTATACCGTCCAGGCGTCGCCAGCGGCTGCGATCGCCGCGATGCCACCGGTGGCCGCGGCTCCGCCAGCGAGGGCACCTGCAAGCCCGCCGGCGCCCATCATGCCGATCGCGCCGCCCGCACTGAACCGCGCGAGCAGCGGGGAGGCGGCCTGCATCGCGAGGGTGATACGGCCGTAGCTCGACGCCACGTTATCGTTCGAGGCGACGAGGGTCCGATTGCGACCCTCGATCATCTCAAGCAATTCGGCATGCCGCTGGTGGCTGATCAGCCCCTGCGCACGCGCGGTGTCGAGCGTGCGCGTCGCCGAGATGGCGCGCTGCTCGGCGCGATACTGCGCGTCATAGGTGCGCTGCACCCTTTCGAGAGCGCGGGCCGCCGAGAGCTGCGCCTTCTCGACCTTGTCCGAGGCGACGACGAGATCGTCATGGGCCTTGCCGAGCGCCTCGACCTTGGCCTTCGCCTCGTCGACGCCGGTGGTCCGGCCCTCGATGTCGATGCGTCGAACGACGTTCAGAGAAGGCATGACTACCCCGTTCCGGACTTCCTGTTGATCACCTTCAGATCGGCGGCATCGATCCGCCGGATCAGTTCGGCGAAGCGGTCGAAGGCATCGCCATCGATCCGGTTCCGCGCGGCGTAGCGGTCGATCGCCACGTAGCTGATCGGCCCGACATCCCAGAAGCGGGGACGGTCGCTCTCGAGCGCGAGGAAGCCTCGCCAGACGTGTTCGAGATGTTCCGGGATCTCGGGCCGGGCCTCGAGCGCCGGTGGCACCTCACCGTCTTCGGCGAGATCCGCGAGGAACTCGATCCGCTCGCCCCAGGCCCTCTGCCATTCGAGGGCCGCGATCAGTTTTTTGCGTCGGCCTCCAGCGCCTCGGCATGGCCCTGCGAGGCGAGCTCGGCGATCACCACGACGGTGTCGCGGAAGAGCCTGAAGTCCGGATCGCCGAGGATCTCCAGCGCCTTCTCGGCAGAGAAGGGCAGCGGCGCGCCGTCCTCGTCCTCGATCCCTTCCCAGCCGGTGAGGATCGCCTCGGAAAGGCGCGCGTTCAGGATGCGCGTGGCGGCCGCCTGGGCAGCGGTCGAGCCCGGCAGCCGCTCGTGAACCGAGAGAGCATCACGCTCGCGGCGGCTGACCGCCTGGTCGTCCACGTTGCCGAAGGCGCGCACCTTAAGGCGCATGCCCCTCATCCGCGGCTCGAACTTGCCGGCATCGAACCACTGGCCGGCGTCGGCCCTCGCGGCGTCGATTTTCACGCTGTTCAATTTCATCCTATAAGCTCCGGGAAAAAGGCTTGGGAGGGTGCGGTGAAGTACGCTTTGTGGGGTGCCGGAGGGTTGCTCGTCCTGTTCCTGATCGCCGGCGGAAACGGCGACGGCGGCAAGGCAGTGGCCGACTGTCAGGCCCGAGGCGAGGTCTACTTCCGGGAAATCGGCAGCTGGCCGAAGCTCAAGAACGGCGACGACGCCTCTTCTACGGCGCGGTCCCGCTGCCTCAACACGACGACAGCGTTCTAATTGCCCGCCTTCTTCGCGGCCTTCGACGCGGCGACCGGGCGAGCCAGTCGCTTATCCTCGCCGCAGATCAGCTCGGCATAGGCGAGCGGCACCGTCTCGCCGGACGTGTAGCGCTCGCCTTTGCCGAACTGGC